CACTCCGCTTGCCTCTGCTGCCGTTGCAAATGGTAAAGGTCTGTATGTAGCACTCGGTGCAGCCGAAAGTGTCGTTTGCTTGACGCTTGATGCTACCAGGTAATAGGTGTAATCTCCGGTAGGGTAGGATGCCAATTCACTATAATTGAGCACTACTCCGGTAGGATTGGCCAAAGTGTTGTTATCCGTTTTAACAAGCGTAGTGCTACCTATTCTTATAACTAATGCCAGGTAACTTGATTGAAGTGCAGGAAGATCTGCAAGGTTTACAGCATTTGTGCCTCCGCCCATTTCAGGCATCACTGTAATTTGTGGCTGATTCGTAGCATTAATGGACAGATTGCCTATTCCGACTACCGGTGCGGTAGCATAATGTTCATAGCCTCTGAAATCTCCTAACCTATATTTCGATGATGGCCTTGTGTAATTCCAGGTGTAGCCACCTGCGGTTATAGGATTTCCTGATGTCTGGCATGTCAGGCCGAAATTCAATCTTGAGCATTCTGCTTGAAATTCAGCCCAGTTCATTACAACATAAGGAGATGCAATAGGCTTGTATTTAGCCCACTTATTTATATTGCTGTGAGTGCACAACACGGCTAACTCAATGTTTTGAGGGTTGCCAGGAGCTCCGGGAACAATCATTCCGATTTCCACCGCCACATTGCGTGCACTTATATTTGTCATTCCTAATGCCATAGTTAAGTTGCGTTACAAGTTATACCACCNGTTGCTATTACATTGCCGATTACTTTAAGTGTCTTATTTGACGGCAGGGTTATTGTCATGCCGTTTTGCTGCATTGACAACACTGCCTGATAAGTTGTTCCTTGATATACGCATCGTAAGGTTATCTGATTGCCGTTATTGTTGACAAACACTCCCGTTGATGCACTTAATGCCTTGACGGCAAAGTCTTTTGTTGCATCGCCATTTATTGCTGCATAATCTTCATCATGGTCATGGTCGAGTGTGGCATAAGTGTTCATCGCAGCNGTAGTGGTCAAATAGCCACTCATGCTGCTTTGAGCTTGATAAGTTTGTGCAGCTTCGGTNTCAGTCAAATAATCAGACGCCAAATAGCCACCCAGTTTTAAACTATTGGCAGCGGTGTCATTTTTGCCCAGATAAGTTTGTGCAGCGACAGTTTTTGTCAAGTATAAATTTGCAGCTGCATCAGTGGTAAGGTAATCACTATGAGTGTGATTACCTGCTGCCACCTTATCCGATGTCGTGCCAACAGGGAGTCTTGCAATTGCAATTGTGCCATCATATATATCTGACGCTAAGTGTTGATGTGTTTTTTCGGCCTTTGCGGATAGAATTGAACTAAGAGTGTTATAATTATAGCACGCGTAAGTAGTGCCTAAATTTCTGGCATAATTGGCATTGGTTACCATCGATGTAATGTCGCCACCTGCGTGTGTGTGGCTTGCAGCATGCCTTGCCATTAAGTGCAGCAGTAATTATTTTATTTTGTACGGGGTTTTCGGAAGTGTCGCTCAAGGCACTATCAATGGTTATTGGCGTGCCACCACCGCCACCGCCTTGTTCAATAGCCGTTATCCTTGTTTCGTGGTCATCAATGGCGGTTTTCATCCCATAAGCCAATCCTGCGGACAATACATAACCTGCCATCGTGGTGTTATCGTAATTATCCCAAGTGTCAAGTCGTATATAACCTTGCTCCGGCTCAGGAGTATATCCGTCAGCAAAGAAGCTAATCANATCGCCCTCAGATGCTACGGGCAAATTGGCTTTTAGGATGTATTGAGGCTCCTCCTCTGTGCCAACATTGACTATGCTCCAATGGGAGAGGAGGTCATTTTTTTCCTCAGTNAAGTGCAGAGATTCATCCCCTGCGTGTGCAGTCAGTGATGCTGCTTGTGAAGCGGAGCTACCACCACCGCCCTGCGTGCCTGCGCCTTCAATCTCGCTTTTAGTTTGACTTTCAATGCTCAGAGTAGCAGCTGGAATAGATAAAAGTTCAACTGCGATCTCATCATTCAACAAATCTCTTTCCCACACCTCAGCATACAACACAACTCCATCTCTATTTACAAATGTAAACGGAGCAACTGCATTGAGGGGTGTATTTAGCACTCCTTTAATTCTCAATCGAGGCAATGCTACTGATAGCGCATAGTCTTGCGCCAAAACGCTCAGGTAATCGCCCTGCCCAACCTTATCTGTACCCCATTTAGTAGTTGTGAAGNCATCAATGGTTAGTATTCCATAAATTACTCTATCAATGTTGCCCACTCCAGGATCTCTTGGATCACGCTTTGTAATGCCACCGAAAGCAAGCTCTATATCATCTCCTTCTCCTCTTGCACCATTGTTCAAACTTAAAACGTGTTGAAAGCCCTCAGGCAATTCACCGTGTCTTAATGAACACCCCTCTACATATATATAACCTGACCACAAAAAAGCCTTAAATGCAGAAATCATTACAGTCATTGTGCCGGCACATGGGATGGAGAACTCATAAGTAAACTCTGCCTCCTCTCCATCGCCTACCTTTTCGCTTATATAGTCAAGTTCCGGTCTAAATCTGCACCCTCTTTGAAATCTCCCTAAATAATATGTATCTGTACCATCATTGATAGCCACATGAATGCCCACCTGAGCTCCTTTATCGTACCAACTGCTTGCCCTGACCTTTATTGTTAAAATATGACGGGTGGAAGACTTCTCTACATTAAAACTTTGGCTTATGGAATTAGTATAAATGCCCTCAGNTGACCCGTCCAAATCATAGGTTCCAGTCTTCTCATTATAAGAAGTACTACCGCTCTTTATCCAGCCGGTATCAGAAGAGCACTCAGGGTTTAATAGCCAATCCCCCTTTAGGCTATAAGGCTGCGATACAATTATTTTCTTTCTTGCAGGTTCAATAGCCAAATCGAGCTGATTTATCACCCACCAATCTTTTGCATATACCTGCCCATAATGCAAAGCAGAAATAGATACAGAAGTGCCATCCATTCTATGAATGGTAGTGTTCTGCGCCAAATCGCACTCCCTTACTATCATCCAACTGCCGTTATGTTGGTGTATAGTAGCGTGGAGAGATTCCAAAATTTTTGTCAGCACATCATAATGGCTCTTACCCTCGAGGTGGTCAAGATCCACCATTGCATTTGTAAGGGTNTCTACCGGNGATAGCACCTCATCTTTATTTACCAATGAGCTGACCAAAAGGAAATCGCTGGCATTTGTTGGCAACCCACTACTGCCCACCAATAGCTGAATTAGGGCAAACAAGGACTTTTTGCCCTGTGGGGTATAGTCATATAGCTTGAGCTCTCCAAGTCCATCCGTGGCGGTTATTTGCACGTCATAGGGCGGTGCTATGTCTGGCTCAGAATAAAGCTCCGGAGAAATATAGCCAATCCAGAGGCGATCATCATAACCGGTGCCACCCTCAACGTCAACTGTTACAAGAAATTCCTTTGGATCTGAAGTATAGAGTTCCAGAAACTCCCCGTCAACCTTGCACTCTGCATAAATTTCCAATGAAGTACCACAAATAGCACCTGATTTTTCTTTGCGCAAAATGGGTGCACGCCCCAAATTGCGCTTAACTGCACTACCGGCAAAGTTTTTTTGCTTAATGCTGATAGTGTAGCCAGTGCCATTTTGAGAAATAAACTCAAAGTAGTATTTGGTATTATAGCCTGTTACATTCATTACGTTGTAACTTTCCTGCGTTTGTTTTCATTATTTAATACTGCCACCAGTTGACTGCCCTGAGCAACCAAAGTACCCTGCACGTTTACAGTCAGCTCCCTGGTAACAAGACCACTGGTGCCCACTGCCCTTGCGCCTTGGGAGTATGAGGAGCTTGAAGCGTAAGATCCGGATGCAATGTTGCTCATCCCTGCCTTTACTGCTGCACCAAGCGCCACCAGTGCAGCACCTGCTGCTATCGCTACGTAGGGATTGCCAAACTTCAGGGCTTGCTTTACGCCCTCTGCTGCCAACCCCATTTGAATAGCCATCTTACCCACTGCGATTGCTGCCTCTGCAAATGTTGATAATACTGCCTTGCCGAAACTCTCCATTGCATCCCCACCGGTTGCAAGATTACCTATGAGCTCCCCAATGCCGTACGCCATTGATTGAATGGAATCTTCTATCACTCTCGAGAGCTCCACCATCACCTCAGTAATCTCTTTTTCTTCCGGGGGCCTCAACTTAATTGGCACTTCTATCTGCATTTCAGCGCCACCAGGCATTAATGCCCAGGCAGCGTCAGTAGTGGGAGCACCAATAAGCGATGCCCTAAAGGCTTTTTTTCTTTCTAATAATTCTGCTTGTTTGCGCAGCTCCTCACTATATTTTGCAGAGGCATCGGCAATAGAGTTTTCTAACCTTACCAAAGCTCGCAATCTACCAGCTCTATCACGCTCAACCGCTTTTTGTCTATCCAGCGCAGCATTATATGCCTCTTGTGCAGCGAGATTTTCTGGCAATATGTCAGCTATCTCTTTATAAGCAGCCGTTATCTGCCTCATTATTTGAAGCTGCATTTCGGCTCTTTCATTTATCAGGCGTTTAGCCTCATCAAGATATTGTTTGCGCTCATCCGGGAGCAATGAACTGTCTTGCGCTTGTTTTTGTGATTCAAGAATCTCTATTTCCTTATCAATTACCGCATTTCGCATAGCGATAAGGTCTCGCTCCCACCTCATAATATCCTTTGCCAACTGTTCAACCTCTGATGCTCTTATTTTGGCCACCCCTGATGCTGCCTTTGTTTGGAGTAATCCAAGTCCGAGGGCAGAGCCAAAGTCAACTAACCCACTTTTCATGTTGTAGATGGCATTGACGGCCATGTTTTTGAAGTCTGCCCAAAAGGCACTCAAGCCTTTTCGCCAATTATTGGTCATTTCAACCATCGAAGCAGTAGCTTCCAAATTTACCTGGCGTAACACTTGCTGATAGGTGCTTAGATAAGCCTGCAATCCTCTCTCTCCAATGCTTCCCTCGATGGTCTGCCTATAAGCATCTGCCTCCTCTTTCATAAGTTTGAAGGCACCTGCCACCAGTGCAGCAGCAGCTGTTGCCGTGGTACCCAGGAGCGCCATCTTGCTGATGACATTGCCCATCATCTCCTCTCCACCACCAAACCCCTCAACCCAAGCCTGGCCCATCTCCTTGAGGACCTGTCTGAACTCCTTCAAGTGCTTTGTGTTCACGCCGAATTTGCCGGCCATCTGATCAAGCATGTCGCTTGACTGGTCAGCAAATTCCTCAACGCTTTTTATTGCTTTTTGCGAGCCCTCCTCAATGCCTTTCGTGTCGGCATCAAATACAGCTTTTAAATTAAATCCCTTTGCCATCTCCGTCAAGTATTTGTACTAATCGTTTAATGCTTTCCTGCTTTTCCTCTTCGGTCATTTTAAGTGTCGGATTTTCCTCATTTTTTTTCTCTGCATCATAACCCATTTGCCAAAATTTGGTAACGTCATCTATGGGCTTTTNCAAAAAGGGGTTAACCACTCTTGCAGCCAACCCCCTTGCCAACTCACACATCAACCGGTCTCTGCGCTCCCTCTCTTTTTGCCAAGCATCAACGGCAATCCAAAAATCCCCGGGGCGCATCNGACCGAAATCCTCAACTCGGAGACGGAGCAGTCCGAATGCTATGCCTTTGGTCTCTTTGAATGTCGGAACAGACCCTTTTTTTTTGACTCCTTTGCCTCAACATCCTCATTTTCGTTGTCATCTGCTCCATTGTGAATCTTGAATATCCTCAACACCTCCATTACCTTTGTTGCAGTAAGGTATTCTCCTATTTGCTCCGCAGTCAGATTAAACTCCCTCCCTTCCAATCTTTCACCCTCCTTAATGGCACATCGCACCAAAGCAGTCATATCTGTAGGAGCAAAAGAGAATGTAACCAGAGATGCCATATCATCCCTTCCGGTTGCTGCCAAGAATGATGCAGTGGTATTCCAATTAAATTCCACACGGTACTTGATACCGCCTAATTCAATATAGTGTTTCTCCATTTATCAGGTGCCTGTCTTAAGGGTAAATGAACCGCTGATTTTCAGGTTAAGGCCATAGGTGGCCTCCTCTTCCGAGCCGGAGCCTTCGGAGTAGCTGGTGATCACTGCATCACCTTCATACGCTGCGCCATTTCCAGCAACATATTCAACTTCAACAATAGCATCATCTCCGGTAAGCAGAGATAATGCGATTATTTCATCCCTGCTCAGGTGCGTGCCTGCGGTTGCGCCAAGCGTAACAATGCCACTGACGCTGAATGTTACCTCATGTCCTACGATTGCGCTTTTCTTGTTACCTGCATCATCTTTTGTTATGCTATCTTTGGTAACAGCGCTGATGTTGAGATCATCCTGAGTTGTACCTGCCAGTAGTTTATTTTGAATCTTCAACCGGCAGTTGTATCCTAAAATTCTTTCCTCTGCCATGATTTGTTAAATTTTATATTGATTTATTTTATATTCTGCTTTTAAAATCCAAACTCCTTCATAGGACTTTTTATCTTCCATTATGAAGGTTGAATTGTACTGCGGACTTTCAATCCCATTTATGGCCGTTTTTATTGCCGTCATAAGGCTTTCAGCTTGTTCAAAGGTCATGCCTACCACAAAAAGAGTTATGTAGCCTACGACTTTGTAAATGCCCTCTTTGGTCCGCTCTTCTCTATATTCCGGTTCATAAACACAAAAGGGGAGATTATCCGTTTGCGCCTCGCTCAAATAAAGCGTGGATATCGGATCAATAATCTCCTTTAATTTTTGTCCTATCGTGTTCGTCATCTGTATAGTTCGTCTAAGTTTTTCTCTATCGTTTTTTCAAATGTTGATATCACTTCACTCTCTTTTCCCCTAAGGGCATTTTCAAAGAAATTCTGTGCAGGCTGCCCAACCTCATTTCTCCGCTTCCGCCTCAACCTTTTTATGGGATAATCAAAAGAGTGGTTAGGGTCTCTCCTTGTAAGGGTGCCATAGTTCGCCCAGTAGGCTTTGAACCAATCGAATTTCTTCTCACCCTCCATTGCGCCAATGAATCCTACTATCAACGCCCTACCATTGGGCGTTTTTTTAATTCTGTGAGCTACCAACTCTTTCGCAGCAGGAAAGGGAGCTGCTGACTTCAAATCTGGGATAACCACCTGCGCAGCAGCGTAAAGGCTTTTATTGATGATCCTCGTAGCCCTCATGGGTGCTCTGTCAAGGATTCTATGAGCCTCCTCTATGCCTTTGATGCTATGGTAGTGCTTAGCCATTAGCGGTTTTTATTCTTTTAAGGTTTAGCATCATGAATAGCTGCATCCTTTCCATTGGGTCAATACCGGTAATCTCATAATCTCCGCAGCCTATTCTAACCCTGTGCCTGGTTGTTACCGGACATTTGTATGTTATGATCGTCAGCGATTCCGCTTGCTCAAGGTTGCTGTTGCTGTTGAACTCATCAATGTTGGTCCTGCGCTCAGCAAATGAGGTATAAATTGGCGAATAGTCAATAACCACTTCACCCTGCGATCCGGTTGTTTGTACCGGTGCCAGGTAGGTGATCTTCGTATCGAATTTTCCTATCTCTACCTCAGTCATGGCGGTAAGCTCTTAATAGATTTTGTGATGCTCTGGGCAACGCCTCAACACTATCAGTAGGACTCAAAAATAGTGAGGAGGCGTGCATTATAATTGCGTTGACAATGTCCTGATTGTANTCAAAAATTATTTTGAGCGTTGATTCTTCCGGATAATNCCCTCTTATAACCAATTTGCCCTCCGCATAACACCACTGAGATGTTAACACCTCAACATCATTCACACGCACTTTTGTAATGTGTAAACAACGATCTCTTTCAATTTCTATTTCACTTTGGAAAGATCCGGTAAGCTCATAAATGACACGNAGATCCCTGCCAATGAAGCTTGACGTAGCTGCAATGGCAGCATCGAGCTTATCGGTAAGGAGTTCATCGAATGTTTTATCCTCCTCAGGGAGGCGCACATTGCGCTTTAGAGCATCAAGGCTCACGGCTCTACGATTATACCAGATCTTTTCCATCGTGAACAAAAACAATAATTAACCAGACGTTTTATCTAAAAATGAAAAAACTCAAATTAAGTAGTAATGTCTGCAATCTTACAGAAGCTGTCTGCTCTGCGCACACAAACGTCATGGTAGGCATATGCAGTAACTTCTATCACTGCGCTATCCTTAGAGGAGAGAGGGTCAATGAGAATATCAATGCCTCCCCATTGGCCTGCAAGCACCTCATTCCAATTTCCAAATAACATTGCAGAGCATTTTTGTGATGATGTACCCTTGGTTAGATTAGAAGGCACTGCATTAGAAACAAGCACGGGGTAGCCATTGGATATACCATTGCTATCCTTAAGGTAAACCGGATATCCTGCAACCTGGGGCGTAGTTTTTAGTTTACTATTAACCTTTGAGTTGGTAATATAAACAAGTGAGCCGAAAAGTCCATTATCAATACCCACCTCCTCTTCCATTTGCACTAATTTGGCAAAACTAATATTACCGCCATTTGTGCCCATAGCCACAGAGTTGATGCCTGATGCATTAAGCACTCCTGTAGGCTGCCCATCTGAGCCGGTGCCTGCCAAAATTGCTGCATCTAATGCTTCTGCATGAGATCTTATCATATCACGCAAGATGTGTAAATCTACATCGAGTGAGGTTTGCTTGAGTAGATCAAGAGTGTATCCGGACAAAATTTGAAGCCTTTTCGGCGACATCGTTATTGCAGAAAAAGTCTGCTTTTCCTTTGGTGCCGAGGCACCCTCTGCAAGCCAGGATGCTGATGCCCCACCACCCTTTACAATCCTTACATTACCTTGAAGGCCGGTAAGGTAGGTAGCTCCTGCCTTTGCACAAACAAGGTTATTCCTCAAGGCCTCTGCATAACTTATGCGAGTGACGTGGGCAAATTCAGCACCCTCAGTCGCTGTACCAATGTTGTAGAATGGGAAGGGATCTGGTTCGTCGGAGCCTCCTTCTCTCAGAAGGATTGATGGAATGGAAAATCTCTCACCCCCAGTTATTCCGGCGTTAGCACGCTCCTTTATTGCCTCATCATTCATCTCTCTCTCTATTCCTGTGAGATTGTTATAATAGGCCTCTCTAAGGAATTTTGAAATTGAAAACCTCTTNATCTCTCTCTTTTCAGNATCNTGNAGCGGTTTGTTTTTCAAAGCAGCCTCAGCTGCCAATACAGTATTGAGCTCATTCGTTAAGCCCTCAATGTCTCGGAGGATAGCATTTCTTTCTTCCCCCTCTTTATCGCCAAGTGTCGCCATCCTGGCGTTNAACTCAGCTGACAATTCTCTTGATGTTTTCATAATATGTCAATTGATTTGTGCCAAGCTTATTGCAGCATTGGCTTTGGTTAATATTTCTCTTTCGTTTATCTCCGGAGTAGGGTTGTCATCAACCTTTGCATCTTCCGGAGTATCATTTTCTTCAGTAGAACGACTTGCTTCAAGCTCCTGCCTTTCCTCAGCAATGCTGCGCTTAACGGCATTGGGGTTGGCAGGTATGTTCACAACTGATACCTCAATCAGCTCCTGGCCCTCGAAATAGTAAACATCCGGGTCTTCGCCTTTTTCCTTATCGCCCCAGTGGCCAGGCTTTGTGGGCTGGAATCCTACCGATACTCCTTTGATGCTGCCAAATTGGATTTTTTTGAAAATTTTGTCAGCCTTTTNGTTTATATCAGCAGGCTCAAAAGTAGCCTTCACTATCAGCTTGTTATCCTCAACGAATGCCTGGCCATGTCCGAGTACATCATCCGGATCAACGTTTCCATAATCCCCATACACCTGATGCTGATAGCCTATAATGCCGTTTTTCTCATATCTCTTTAAATCCCATTTGTCAGAGGGCAGCACTGTGCCGTAGGAATCGACAGTATTGTCACTTGCCACAAATTCCACCGTTCTATTTTCCTCATCAATGCTCCTAATTTGGGCATCCTCGAGATATCTGCGTTTGATTTTATTTTCCATTATTCTGAATTTTTATTGTTATCATCATTGCTACCAACAGGCACCATATTGAGAGGTTGTAACGGATTATCAAGTCCATCGAGAGCTGGGAGCTCCTCAAGATTCCTAACTTCATTGCGTGTCATAAATCCTGAATTGATGGCATTCCTGTAATAATCGCTCCTCGATTTGCTGTCTCCCCTCATAAAACCTTTGAGATCGAACTTTACGGAATAGTTTGCCTTTTCGTCATCCAGGAAGAGCTTATCCTCAAGCTGATTTTCAAGCCTCTTGCAAATAGGCCTCAAGGAGTGTGTGCCAAAAAATATATTTTGCTGCTCGATATTGCTGAATGTTGCATGGGTCAATTCAGCAAGCAGGTGAGGGGGAACATTAAAAATCCTTGCAATGTCCTGAATAGAAAGCGTCTCACTTTGAATTAGCTGAGCTGCAACTGGATTTATGCTTATGTTCTTATATTTAATGCCATACTCCAACAGCGGAGTTTCAAAATTTCCGGAAGCCTCGGTAAATCGTTTGGTAAAGGACTTATACGCCTCCGTGCCTAAGTTTTGATCAGTTTCAAGCACGCCCTTGATATTTCCGCCTTTACTGTAATATTCTGCTGAAAACTTTTGTGCAGCGATGCCCCTGCCTATTGCAGCAGCATTATAGGTTATTGGGTCAATACCGGTAATCCCGTTAAGCGAAAACATCATAAAGTGTAGCATTTCCCAGTTTAAGTATCTGCCATTGAATTGTTTTTGAAATCCTACTGGACAATCAACTTCAAATATCTTTTGCCCATCAACGAATCCTATCTTTACGTAGCGAGGGTGTATTTGGTGTAAAGCTACCGGAATACCCTGGTCATACCTGATAACCGCAAAGGCATTACCCCACCCTTGTAAATTGGCATTAATGGTAAACCAAAAGGTAAAAATGTCAGTATAATTATTTGGCCTAATGCTCAAAAGGCGATTGGCAGCGTGATCAGCTTTTTCCCAACCTCTTTCGGAGCGGAATTTTACACTTTTAGGCAGCGCAGCAATATTTTCAGCAAGCAGTTTTATTGCTGCATATACGGCAGTAAACTTCAGAGCTGAATCTTGAGACACATTTACACCGAAGTCAATTTGTTGCATGCCGATGGGGCTCACAATATCGGATTGCGTTCCAAAAAAGATATAGCGCATTGCTGCACTTGTACGTTGAAAGAAATTTTTACGTGCCATTTACGTGCTTTTGCCTTTAGTGTAAAATTACTAAATAGACAAATGCACTTTTGAGTTAGAAAAAAAATGTTATCATATTTTGCAAAAACGCAACACATTTGGTCATATTTTGCAAAAACGCAACATTTTAAAGGCCGAGATTTATGGTGCGAAGGGTGTAATTTTCATAAATTCTGTCCTTTTGCTCATCTGCGACAAATGCCATCCAACCACCAATTGCATTTATTAATGCCACCACTCCATCAACCTTATTACTGGATTTTGATTTATGAATTTTGACATTTTCATTCGCATCCTCATAAATTGCAACATTACCAAGCATCCACCTCAACACGGGATCTCCACGAAGATCTATTTCTGCACCAACTATCATACTCTCGAGTTTTTTTGTCGGCTCAGACATATTCCTAATTCCCTGAGAGTATTCTGCCAATATTTCGCTCAATCCATCATTGGTTAAATTTTGAATAACGCCGTGATATGCCTTGTAGGGGTCAAACGCTAATCTCTTGCAGTTATATCTGCGAATTATTTCGGCAATATCTGCACTCATTGCATCAACGTCAAGCACGTTGCCCTGCATTTCATGAATCCAACCCCCTTGATGCCATTGGGAGTAATTCACTCCATCCTTTTGTGCAGGATCATATATCTTGGACTTCGGTAGCCAGTAATGCATGATAACCGGCTTGTATTGCTCCTCCGGAAACCAAAGCGCAAGGGCGTTGAAATCTACATGAGAGGCTATATCCAGCCCTGCAAAGCAGGTGCAGCCCTCAAGATCTTCCTTTGAGGTGTTATAATTGCAGGCAGCGACAAATTCATCTTTAATCCATACATCCGGAGCATCTACCCACAAATTAAGATTTTTTGTTTTAAAGTTAGTTTCTGTAGTGCCACCCTTTTTGATTGCCTCGTCACACTCCTGGCGAATGTATTCAGGCCTCAAAACTTTTCCATAACTCGGATTGACCTTTCTCCATACCTGGGGAGAAGTCCAGTCATCTCCCTCATCCGGAGTGAAGATTAAGGCAAATTGGTTATTTTGCTTAACCTTGCCTCTCAAAAGATCGCAAAGGTAATTCGTCTGCTTGAAGTAGGGGAGAGATAGATCCCTCCCTGCCGTGGTAATTGTCAAAATCAAAGATTGGCGCCTGGCACCGGTACCGGACTTGAGCACCTCAAAGAGTTCGTTTGTTTTCCAGGCGTGGCGCTCATCACATATTGCACAGTGAGGATTGCTGCCATCCTTATTGCTGATCTCTTTTGAAAGCGGTTTGAACGAGCTGACGGTTTTCTCAAAAACAATTGAATGGGCGAATGTCTTAAGGATTTTTGATAGTAAAGGAGAATTTCTAACCAACTCTTTTGCCGTTTCAAACACAACACGTGCCTGGTCGCTATCCGTGCCTGCGGAGAATATTTCAGCGCCCATCTCTCCATCAATGCACATCATTGCCAGGGCGATGCCTGCTGCAAAGGTACTTTTGCCATTTTTACGAGGAATGACGACATCTGCGTATCGAAATCTGCGGTAACCGGTTCTGTTGTGCACCCAACCGAATAATGAGCACACGGTAAATACCTGCCAATGTTCCAGAATGAATTGCTGTCCTGCCATTTCGCCCTTAAAATGGCGAAGTAGATTAAAGAAATTGCAATATTTAACTCCCAGATCTAAATCAAAGCGATAACCTTTAAGCCTTTTGAGGTCTTTTAAATGGCGTTCAACCGCCAGGCGCTCCATAAGGCAACTGTCTTTTTTGCCACTGCTAACCTGCCTTATGTAGTTATTGAATCGCCTCTTATAGTCTGGTTTCTTCTCTATCACTCTATTGCCTTCATTATCGCCCTCATAGGGTCAATTTGTGACTTTGTAATTTTAAGCGATTGCTTGCTCAAGGGGCTCATCCCAAATCCTTTGCCTATTTTCTCCAGCATCTCGGTTGCTTTGGCAGCTATTTTTATATGTGGATTTTCCGCAGCCTTATCGGAAGAAAAATCTATAAGCCCTTGCTTATTGATATTTTCCGCAGCCTTAAAAAACATTTCCCCCCAATAGGCATACATGCTTATTTTGTGAACATGGGCGTGCTCGAGTATCCCCATTTGGGCANCATAACGCAAAGTNTCTTTAAAGAGCATCATTCCATATTCTCCAAGCACTTTCGTAGTTGGAAGATTTGGCTTTATCTTCTCTACATCATCCAATGTAAGCAAGTTTATCCCCGGTGTTGGGGTTTCTGCCCTGCATGGGCGCAAAGTACCCTGCAAAGCTTTTGTTTTATCAAGTTTTTTCGGTCTGCCCATGAGTTTAAAAATTACAAATTACCTACGATGTAACAATGTTGTTATATTTTTGATTTATTTTGGATGACCGCACACGGGGTTGGGGCTGTGGTCTTGCGCCAAAACGGCTCAGAGATTTTGACCCCCCTACCCTTCTGGGTGTTTCCTGCGCCATTTTTCTATCAGTTTTTTATCTCTGTTGCCCTTTTGTATGTTGCACCGGCGACAAAGCGCCTGCCAATTTGTCTGGTCCCAAAAATTCCCACAGACCGGCCAGGGGATTATGTGATCAGTTACCTCTGACGGCACCAAAAGGCCTTTCTTCCTGCAACTCTCACACATTGGGTGCGATGCCCTGAATGAAGCAGATGCCTTTGTCCATCTGTGAGTGTGGTAAGGATCATCAGATCTCTGACGGTGTTGCATTGGTCTTGTCTGTGGCCTTCGGTGTGATCCAAATAAACTTATTGACTTAGGTCTTTTCATAAATCTTTCTAACTTTCATAAATCTTTTCACCTCCCCCCACGTGTAGCGTGTCGTGCCATCAATTGGAGTTATCATGCCCAGTCTTCTATATCGTGCCAAAGTGTTGGATGAAACGTTGAGCATCCTCGCTGCCTCCGACTGGTTGAAGGTTTTGTTTTCAAAAACTCGCATCATCTCTTTTACTTGACGCATCTCTATCTCAAGCGTTGCCACTCTGCGTAAAAGCCCTATTTCAACTTCTGNTTGTTGCATGCATCCAATCGTTTACTGTTTTTTGAAATTGTTCAAATTGTTTGCAAACAGAGTATTTGTAATTTTGTTGCTCTATTTGCAATTGCCATTGCTTTTGTTTTTGCGACTGATAACCAGATGGGCTTTTCATCTCNATNAATANCCCATGATANATTTTGTCATCTATCCGTGCCGGCATAGCCAGGAATAGATCTGCTACTCCGCTGACCACTCCCTCTGCCTTGAGCTTTCCTGCGGTTGCTTTACCTCTCTGCCCTCCATTAGGAATGGCAAAGAGCAGATACCTATAAGGAAACCATTGGTAGCGAAACCAAGTGACGCACCTTTTCTGCAATCTATGCTCAAGGTCTTTGCGCATGGTGGTTGGCCTCTCGGTTATCAAAACGTCTGCCTTCATGGAATCTTATATGTTAAATCAACTCTTAGGTAAGATAATTTGCCACAATTAGTACAGCGATTAATCAGCACTAACTGCACGACCTTTCCGGTAGGGTCTTTTATTTCCTCGATTCGGAATANATCGCTTGGATGTAAGCCAAATAGGCATAGCAATAAATCAAATTTGTTTCTCATAACTAAAGTCAGTTTTGCCTTTATTAATTTATCTCTTACACCACTCTGTGCAGGCATAATCGTAGCCCAATCGCCTTTCTCCTTTGCAATAACCTGCTACCCAAAATTTGCAAGAATAACAGTAGTGAACTTCACCAAACATTATATTTTCTTATAGTTTGGTCTGACGGCAGGATTCGAACCTGCGGATAGGATTGTGTTTTAAATTGTGAAAGTAACCTATGAAAAAAAGAGTTTTACCTATCACCACGCTTGTAGTGCCACCAACCACATTCGTCAGACTTGTGNAAAAATTTGAATAAATACTACGTTATAAGCAAGTGCTACATTTCGTCTCCAAAGAGAGTTCCTGCTTGTAAATCTTTTTCTTTTCTTTTTTCTTCCACCCTCTTTTTTGAAATATTGAAATATTTATCATCTAATTCTATTCCGATAAAGTTCCTGTTAGTATTTATGCAGGCTACACCTGTACTTCCACTTCCCATTGTCAAATCAACCACTAAATCACCTTCGTTGCTGAACGTCTTTATTAAATCTTCGAGCAATAAAACAGGTTTTTGAGTTGGGTGATAGCCGCCATAATCTTTTTTATATTTCAGTATGTTGCTCTTGTATTTTTTGCCCTCCCATAAATTGAAAGTACTTGCAAATTTTTTTTTAAATTGGTCGTCTATCTCTTTTATTTCGTTGTATGGCTTTTGAAAATATCCTGTTTCTTGCAGTTTGTTATAATTTTTCTCCGTTGGTATGTTAAATTGCGCTCCATTTGTAAAGTAATGCCCCCCCCATTTTATTGCCAAGTAATCTATTTACATCGCTTTGGTTCATTCCAGTTTTTTCTAATTCAGACATAAAGTAATCAATCAATGGGTGACTTCTTTCTAAATCGTATGTTTTACTAAATATCAAAATATCTTCATAATAATTAACCATTGCTTTTTTAGCAAATAAACAATTTGCAAAGTCGTTTTTTTCCCAAATAGCGCGGTAAGAAAAAGGGATGTTTGGTATTGCTTTGTTTATTAATTCGGTTGTAAAAGGTTCTTGGCCAAATAAAACCATTTTACCATTCTTTCTTAATATTCTGTTTGCTATTTTGTAAATTTCGTTTGTATCTATAACATTATCCCATTGAACATTATCACAATAATCATAAAATTTAGCGCCTTTTACTGTACCATAAGGCAAGTCAGTCAATATCAAATCAACACTTCCACTTTCTATTTTATCGCTTTCAATTAAGCAATTTCCTTGTATCAATTCTATATTCATATTTCAATATTTTTATTTTTCCATCGCACAAAAAAGAAAAGAAAAAGGTTTCGTTCCTCGATTCAAGTTCTGTTCATTTATTTTGATTGACATCTCGTGTTACTTAGAACGATGGCATAAATAAAGAACGCAATGCCTCGCTATAACTTAGCAGACATCCTCTGCCTACCTTGCCTCACTCTCGTAAGCATCTACATCGATCGCTTGATCCGGCTTGTTTTCCGGAACGCCACCACCGCCGGAGCTGGTAGGTGCAGTATTGCTCTTTGGTCTTAAAACATCAAGGCACACCTGATCTCCGACAAAATAAATGTGCTTTGCAATTTTCTTCTGTAGCTTCATAACTGCAGAATGCTTGCGCTCATCTTTCGGCTTTTGGCCGGTGAGTTTCACTATTCGCTCTTGATAACTTAACAATCCCTTTTGCATCTTTTCAATGGCAATTGACTGAACTTTAATTTTTGCCTTTAAATTGCCGTTGCGAATTGTTAAAACGATTGCTACTACTGCCAGAGCGAGTAGCAATACAATTAAAATGATAACTTTCATAGCGTTAAATTTTTAAGATTTAAATTTTTATATGCTTTTTCTCTGTCCGATTCAAGACACCCATCTGAGTGGATTAACCTGCGAAATGGAGTAACTCCAAGCTTGCAATCCCCCAACATAGGCTTGCCGTCATAGCCCAGCTTATGCTTTTCAGTAACCTTTTCACACCACTNGCAATTTTTGCAAAGGCGATCCTTNGTTTTGATTTTATATTTTTTACTCATAGCTCTGTTTTTTTTGCAGCATAAGCAGCAGCATAAATTTCCTCGAGGCTACCGGTATAGCCCTCATCTTGCAGCCAGGTTATTTTTGTGTTGCCTAAGTCGGCTAACGGATGAGGAGGCACCGGTCTGCTATTTGAAGTTGCAGCAACCTTCCCAAAAGTGCCATTGTATTCCGGTNGCCACTTTCCCTCTCTCCAAAGGCAGTAGTTTTGGTAATCCTCATTTACCCACCTTTTGACCATCATCCGGGTTTGNTCCGGAGTAGGAGGCTGCTTTGCCTCAAGCTGCCTGGCAGGAGGGATAATCTCCCTGCGCCTGCGGACATAGGCTGCCCGTTGATCTGAGTTCACATAAGCCGAAGTCCAGTTGTAGAAAGTCAAAGGGTTTAAACCATACCACCCCCCAAACTTGCCACGCACTCCTGCGTTGAGGATTATCCTAATCTCGAGTGTATCGAGATAGGAAAAATCGTTAAGAAGGTCCTGCGTGAACGCCCCGGCATACACCACAGCATCCTCACTCTCTATCTTTCTTCCACAATAGAGCGATAATTGGATGATGCTGCCGGCAATGGTATTGCTCAGTTGAGCAACCCTGTTGCCATCATTGCACCAATCCCTGATGCTGATGTATTGTTCCGGCTTGACAGGCAAATTTTTCATAATGCTGCTGTTAGTTTGTCAAATTGCTTTCTACTATGCTCAAAGACTGANTCNCTCCGTGGGGCTATTGACGGGTTTTTAAACCGGTAGTTTCCAGCCTCAAGTTTTAGCCAGTTGTTATCATTTTTGATTAACCAATCAAAATTGAACCAGCCACCTTCTTTGCAGAAATCGCTTGCCTCTGCTGCCTCTAATAGCGCAAGGTATCGCTCCTTTGATCCCCACTCCTTAATGCGAAGCTTTGTTTTTTCTTTGCGAGTTTTTGATAGTGCTTTTACTTTGCTGAAGGAAGTTGTGTGTGCGTTCCACAGCTTAACCACTGCAACGACATCAAATTTTTCCTCAACATCATCCTCAACAATTTTTGAAGGCGACATAAGTTCTACGTCAGTAGAACTATTATCTACATTAACATTAACATTATCTTTATCTTTATCTTT